ATATTATGACTATTATGTATCTGATAGTAGGAGTATTCTTCTTACTTAATTTAATTATCTTAATTGCTTCTATAGCAAATAAGAATAATGAAGAAGCAAAGTTTATTGAATTTAATAGAATGAAAGAAGAATTAAAACCAGTAGCAAAAGAATTAGATTATTTAGATAAGATAGAAGCAACTGTTAGATTAATTAATCTCATTAATGTATTAACTGATAATGAGATTAATAATAAATTTACTTCTCTTAGTAAGATAAATTCTAAATATGAATTAAGAAAACTTGATGAAGATGCATCATCTATTGCTACTAATATATTTACTGCTATTAATAAAGAAGAAAATTTTATTAGTGGTAATTTAGTAGTAAATGAAGATTATATCATGAAGTATATTACTGATGAAGCAATTATCAAATTACTTGATAGAGCTTCTCAGTTTAATAGTAATATCTCTTTAGTACAGTAATTCATCGGTAATTTTAACACTAATATAAATGAATATATTAAGAAAGGCGATTTACGATATGATAGATAACTGTAATCCAATGGGATTTATGTATATATCTGAAAGCGTTTCTGATAATCCTAGAGTGTCTAACATGAATACCAATAAATCAGCTGATTTATTTTATGTTACATTTGAGACTAATCTTCAGGACTTTGATGTAGAAAATAGAAATAAGAGATATTATGATGCTAGTAATGTAATGGAGTGCATTAAAAGTGAAAAAATACAATCACTGTTAAAGACAGGTGGTTGGTTCGGAGAGTTTGCACATCCAATGCCTACTACTACAGATGAAAAACTATCTGCTGAAAGAATACAAGATGTTCCACCAGAGAAGAGAGCATTTAAAATAATGGAACCTAAATTAGTTGGTAATGTATTAACTGCTAAGATACAATCAGCTCAAGGAGCTGTTGGTGAAGGGTTTGGTAAAGAAGTTCTCGCTGGATGGATACCTCAGTTCTCTGCTAGAGCAATAGCACAGATGGTAAATAAAGGTGGTAAACCTTATGTAATGATGAAAAGACTTATTACATACGATGCACCATGGTTCCCATCACATGCAATAGCACACGCTACTTCAGCTCCAAAAGTTACTCTTAAATCATTTACAGAATCTGTATCACCTACAGATGTAATAAATGGAATGACTATTCCGTTAAAAGAGATTCTTGAAGAAGCTAATAAGGATTCTAATGTAGAAGCGATAATGGAAGCATTTGATTTAAACTTCTCAAATATAGTTGGATTTGATTCTAAGAGAAAACACACAATTATCAGAGATGAGAATAATGTGATATATGCAAACATTAATCCAAACACAGTAAAAAAAGTCAATGACTTCTATAATTCATTTAATTTTTAAATAATAACTAGAGATAAGATATTTTAATCTTATCTCTAGTTAATTTTATTATTTCAATACGAAGCTAATCATATCATCTATATCTAATTTCTTTAACTCTTCTTGAGTTGGTCCTACTAAGTATTTAGTATTCTCTAATTTATCAATTATCTTTGCTCTTAAATCTGGTTCTGTTATAACAGGTTCTACTGAATAGATATCTTTAACTATCTCATCAATTCTTTCTATTATAAAGAACTTATAATCACTACATAGAATAGTTTTACCATTAAGATTATGAGTTACTAAATTAGTATCATTAATAGGTCCAATATAATCATCTTCTAAGAAATCAATACTTACTCCTAATTCTTTAAGAGTTACATTAAAGATTTCAGCTACTCTAGAAGTATATCTATCATCAACACTTCTAATTCCTTCTTCATCAAACATGGACATCACTATATCTCTTCTACCTTTAATAGAAGTTCTATACAATGCGTGGAATACAGCTAAATCTTCTGGTAATACACCTATAGAGAAGTTAAGAGTTTCAAACTCTCCAAATCTTATACAAGATGAAGAAGCTTTTTCCAAATGAGCTTTAGATTTAAAACTTCTTGATGGCAATCCTTTATCATCTATTGCTCCAGTACTTCTTGCAGAGAATCCCCTCTTATCTGAATGCTTTAACTTCATACAATACATTTCACCTACTACTGTAGGAGTTAATACTTTATGTAGTTTACCCCATTTCTTAACATACATCTGGTCTCTCTTAATAAATGGATATTTCTGCATTAAATCAAGACATCTATAGAATATTGGTTTTGTTTCCCATAGAGGAGTCTGTTTAATATAAATACCATCATTGATAGCATCATCTATATAAGATTCTTTATCTTTCTTACTAAGACTTTTATAGTATGAATACATTTCACTATGTTGATCTTCATTCCAGATATTTATGTAATCAAATAATAACTTCTCTTTTTCTTTAAGAGTAGATAAAGTATTCATCTTTTCTCTTATCTTATGAGATGCTGAGTTAATAAACATCTCATACAATGGCATTGCAGTAGTTCTATTAATAATACCTAACATATTAAGTATTAAATCTACTCTTCTACCATCTTCAGTATATGGCATATCTTCATCTTTTCTTATAGTAGCTATAACTGATTTATTACCATATCTACCAGTAACTTTACTACCTTTTGTCAATGGAGCTTTTCTCATTATAGTAACCTTAATACTGAGGTTATCATAAACAGAATCTTTTTCTCTCCATTTCTTATCAGTATCAACCATCTCTAAAGCTCTCTTATAGAGATAATCTAACTCGTTTGAACACTGACCACCATTCTCAACTATTTCTTCTACAGTTTCTATTATCTCATAATAGAATTTATTCTGTGAATCAATATATTTATTAATCTGGTCATAGAAAGGATTATCATGTCTTTCTTCAGCATTATTGAAAATAGTAATATCTACTACTCTACTATTATTACCAATATAATATACATTATCTGAATCAAGAATAGTAGTAAGCATATCTGATTTAAAATCAAATAAAGTTTGCTTATTAAATAATCTTCTTCCTACTGCTATTCTTCCTGAACAGTATTCTCCTATATCAGGAAGTACTTTGTAATGCTTCTTATCTCCATATAGATTAAGTAAGTAATCATTATTATTAAGATTAATACTTACTACTTCTGAATCTATAGATGCAAATAACTCACAAGCTGATTCTGAAGCTATTGCTGCATCTTCTGAAGAGAATGCATCGAATGAATATGCTACAGTTACATTCTTGCCATATCCATAATTCATATAATTATCATAAGAACTTGATTTGTATAATATATCTCCTTTATTAATAATATCTCCTTCTTCAAGATTATCAATAACGTCATTATTATATTTATAACCAAATGCTTCTGTTAAATCCTCATGACTCTTTCTATGAACTACATCATATTCATTTTTATCCTTATCGTATACAATCATTTCATATACAAATGGATTCTCTAATATATCTCCATACTTATAGATTTTCCTGTATACTTCAAGGTCTGTCTTTGCTTGTTTATATCCAGATGAATACTTACCTACTACATTCTCATTATGAGTAAATAGATAAGGTACATCAGGATGAAGTAATGTCATACACTGTTTTATATGACTAGTAAACATATTTGCTCTCATAGAACTTACATAATTTGGATATGTAAGAGCTGTTATTCCTAATAAAGAAGGTGAACCAGTTAATTCTGCATTCGCTTTCTTTAAAGAATCAATCAATGAAAACTTCTTTATATTTGCCATCTCTAAACCCCTTTCAAATTGCTACTTAATTATATACCTCGCTTTATATTCCCTATTCTTTCTTTCCTTTCTTACTTGAAAATTAAACTGTACTATTTCTTTTATATTATGAAACCCTAAACTCTTATAAGAATATTCCGGATTATCATTATCAATATTATTTAGATATAACTTTAATTCATCATCAGTCCATTGTGATAATGGTTTGTATATATAGTCTATATCATCTTTACTTGTTACGTTATTATTTCTATATTCATTTTTACTATTATGATATTTCCAGAACTTATCACAATATTCTTTATAATCCTTCATTACTTTATTTCTATCAATATCACCTATATTAGTTTCCATCAAATATATATCCATTAATAGATTAATAAATTCTTTACTAGTAATATAATCCGTATCACTAATAACTCCTCTAAACTTTCCTATCTGTAATTCTGTATTTGTGAATGTCTGTATATTATAAGGCATTATATAAGATATCATTGAATTACTTAATTCAATAGGAACTTCTATTGTTACTTTCTTATTCTTCATAGAAGTTATTGGCATTGCCTGTACAAATTTATTTATATTTCTATTATTTGATATTATGATGTAATTGTGTCCATGGTCAGATGTTGATGAAGCATCTTTTAATGTATAAATAGAACCTATTAAGGTATCATTAACATTCACTATTCATCGTCCTTTCTACATTATTCTAGTCTCCAATAAGATAATATATGTATTGGAGACTAAAATATAGTTTGCCTGTTTATAAATCGTAGAAATTCAATTCCTCTTCAGCTATTTCCATCTCTTCAGGTTTTATACCCGATAAGTTTTTCTCTAATAGAGGAATTACATTATCCTTCATTATCTTAAATAATTTAGGATTATTCTTAAAATCCTCTGGCATATTTGCTAGAGTAAATTTTTCATCTTTATCTGATAAGAAGTAATAACCATTCTTATTACCACCTATCAATCCCATATCTTTTGCATATGCTACAGTAGACCTAACCATATCAATACCAGTATTAGAATTATAGACTAATTCTACATTTTTCAACGCTGCTGATACTCTTGATTTAATGATTTCTACTTTAACTTTGAATCCGGTAAAACCTTCATCTTCTTCACTATATTTCTCCCCACCTACAGCCACAAATTTTAATAAGATATGGGCTAAGAATTTAGGAGTGTTACCACCTGGACATTTTATCTATCACATCTCTGTGCAGCCAGACTATATCTTCATTCCATATTCTGTTACCGAATATAAAATGCCTCCCGTTTCCATATATTTCTATA